AGACAATTTATTGTGTTTGCATCAAGTTCATTTACATATGAACCAAGTGTATCAATAGACGTTTTTGTAACTTTTGCTTGTTCGTATAATTCTTTATGATTTCCAAACGGTAATTGATCGTTATATTTTGTTATAGTTGATGGTTTTAACTGATACGTGACACTGCCCTGTTTGTCAAACACATCTCTATTCATTGCCGTATTGTTTGAATAGTTCACAAAGCCAAATGGTTTTTTATCTAAAAATAATTTAAACCCCATTTTTTCAGATAATTCTTTTGCTTGATCTATCTGATGTTCATTGTGTTCAAATACAAGGAACTCCCATCTTGCGTGGCCTCCTGCCTTAATAAAGTTTTCAGTGTTTTGATCTTATCCCTCCGTTTGTGTGTACTACTTGCTCACAGTTTGGATTTATTTCTGTGACATAGTCTACAATTTTTATTATGTCTTTGTTTGTAATTGGATCACCCATTGTTCCACAGTAAAGTATTTTGTCTATGCTTTCTATGACTTCATATGGAAAATATTCTTGAAACTTTACAAAACTTATTTGTGTCTGATCTAAATCTTTCCTAATGTTTGGACTATTAGATATAAACCTTGGGCAAAGAGGACAAGCCGCATTGCAATAACTACTCAACTCGATGTGTAATTTTTTTAATGGGTAATTTTTCCAAGACATAATAAAAATGGGGTCTAACCTTGGACCCCAGCGTGTGTATTAGGGCACAACCCCAGTTTGTTATACTGCGATAAAGTATAATACACTCACCGCCGCAATAACAATAGATCCTGCATTAAGATCTGATGCCCTACCACTCAATGCTTTAATTAGCACGTGAGCAATAAAACCTAGTGCAATACCATAGGCTATTGAAAAAGTCAATGGCATTATCACTGCCGCCAACACAGCAGGAGCATACTCTGATACATCATCCCACTCTATATCTTTTAAGTTACGTAAAAAATAAGTGGCAATGAATACTAGAGCAGGTCCAGTAGCATAAGCAGGTATGCTTTGTGCCAATGGAGCAAAGATTAAACAAGCCAAAAATAGAACTGCTACTGTAACAGCAGTCAATCCTGTTTTTCCGCCTTCTTTAATTCCTGCACCTGATTCAATGTATGATGTAGTGTTTGATGTTCCAAACAACGCACCAACAGTAGTAGCAGTAGAATCAGCCAATAATGCTTTGTCTATTCCTTCTACTTCACCGTTCTTGTTCACTTTACCTGTTAAGTTTGCCACAGAAGTTAATGTTCCTGCTGTGTCAAAAAAGTCAACAAATAAAAATGCAAAAGCAGTACCTATAAATCCTGCTGTTGCAATTAGTGAAAAGTCAAGACTGAATGCGTGTGCTGGTGATGGAATTGCTCCAACTACTCCGTTGATATCTGCAATACCAAATACCCAAGCAATTACACTAACTGCTAAGATACCTATTATTATTGCACCTGGCACTTTTCTTTTGTCTAAGATAGCCATAATTGCAAAACCTAAACCTGCAAGTAGCACAGGCCAAGATGAAATGTCTCCTAGGCCAACTAGTGTTGCTGGATTGTCAACAACAACTCCTGCATTTTTAAATCCAATAATTGCTAAAAATAAACCTATACCTGCGCCTATTCCCAGTTTCATTGAACGTGGAATTGAATTAATGATATACTTTCTTGCGGGGGTTACACTGAGTGCTATGAACACTATCCCTGCAATAAAGACTGCCGCCAGTGCTTGTTGGAAGGTATATCCCATTCCAAAAATTACACCAAACGTGAAAAAAGCGTTCAGTCCCATTCCGGGTGCGAGTGCCACGGGCCATTTAGCCCATAGTCCCATTATTAATGTACCTATCACAGCGGCAATGATCGTTGCTGTAAACACAGCGCCAAAATCCATGCCTGTCCCTTCTGTAGAAAGAATTGCAGGATTCACAACAGTGATGTACGCCATTGTTAAGAATGTCGCCACACCTGCCATGATCTCTGTCTTCACAGAAGTTTTTGCTTTTGATAGGCCAAATAGTTTGTCTAACATATTTTTCTCCTCTTATAATTGGATGCTAATATTTTAACAAATTATCTGTGGTATGTCTAGTAATTGAAATGGTAATTGTGGATTACTTCCACGGTCTTCCAGGAGTTAGTGCGGTATTACCATCTTGTAGGAGTAGTCTATCTGCGGCATCATTTTTTCCACCAACACCATATAAAGAAGGAAGTTGGCCTTTTTTAAGGTTGGCCCTTTGTCCTTGTGACTTTCTTTTTTCCTTTGCTAATTTTAACTTTGCCTCTTGGCGTTGTCTTTTGTTGGTTAAATGTGATATTCCGTTTGCACTCATACACATATTTATGGTGGTTTAACCGTGTTTTTCACGGCGTAGAGCACGATGATAGAGTATCCGTACCCTAACTATCGTGTTTATATTTCGTGAAGTTCGTTAGGGAATTTTCTTTTCCTTTGCCAAGTACTGTACGCCCAGAACCAGTCATCTCCATATTCTGATCTGCAATAATTGATAATGCTTTTGTTGTCATTACTGAACACAGTGCCAATAAAATTACTAACATTACCAATTGCTCTTGATATGAAATCCATTTTTTTCCATTCCCCATTCTAGTAAACGTATTTCTTAAGATTTTTAGTATCGTTATTTCTTGCCATTGTATCTAATCTAGAAAGTTTAGTAAAAAGTTTTAATATTTTTGCCATTTTTATCTCCAATATTAATTTAGTATAATCAGAGAAGGAAATACAGTGTTCTTTTGATATATTAGATGTGCAAAAAATGTAAGTCTAATTAAAGTGAATTGTATATTTTTAAATCTTTTGAATAATAACTTTCCCAGGCCTTCCTAGTATCTTTACTTAGGATATCAATATCTGGTGGCGTGTATTTGAATCTGCGTTGGTATTTTTTATTTGTTTTAAACTTTATCCGTAAATGTTTTGAAATGTAGCCTATAACATCGTCCCAATCTTCATATTTAAAAAGTTTAACTTGGTCATTTATAAAATGGTGTTGTTGTAAAAAATGATTGTCATACTTAGGATGATTTTTCACATTCAACATAAAGTCTACCCAGTCATTAAGAGGTTCCCATCTATTTGTTCTTTTCCTCCAGACATATTCACTTACTGTTCTATGCCATGGGTTCCTTATAATTGCAAAACACTTAAATTTATACATCTTGAGATTTTTTTGCGTGTATTGAATTGTCATATGCTGAGGTGGTACATCACCATATCTTTTAAGGCTACCTTTGTCATAATACAAAACTTGGACGCCAAGATTATCTAATGTCCGTGTAATTGCAGTGCCACCTGTTTTTGGAATGTGTATGTGTAGTACCTTTGTATTATAGATTGGCATCTTCCATGCCTGCAACTCGAAGTTTAACAATATTTGTAATGTGCCACTGTTTTTGGTCTAATGCTTTAATGACACCGAGCCATTTGTTTCTCAGCAATGCCCATTCGTTAACAAGTGCTTCATAGTCGCAAACATCATCTTCGCCTTCTGCATATTTTTCTGCATCTCGCGATGTCAATGCCCTTTGATATGATTCTAAATATTTTCTATAATGTTTGGTTTTCAATCTTCTTAATTGTATTTCTAAATGTTTCAGAATACCTTCTATTTCTTGTAGTTGTCTAAAACGTGCCTCCACAACTCCAGGCATCGATGCAGACTGTTTTTCTATATTTCCGTGTAGTTTTACTTCTGCAGATGCTTTGTCTAGTTCCACTTCGTAGTGTTGTATTGCATCTGGGATCTTAGTAATATCTTGCGAAATTATGGAGTACCAGTTCATAGGTCCTCATCAATATCAAAATCAGAATCCAAATTTGCTTTAATGACGTCATCTAACTCTTCGTCATTACCCATTAGTTCACGCAATTCGTGATCTTCTATTCCGTGATCTAAGGCTATGTCGATAAATTTTCCTGCTACCACTGTCTTGTCTTTACTAGGAACGTATGATTTTATAAGTCCCCAAACATCAACTAGCATCTCTATCTCCATCATCTTCTTCAACAGCAGGTTCTTCTGCCACTTTCTCCTTATTAGTCAGATTACTTACCTCAGACATAACAATTTCTAAGTTATCCTTGCCCCAGTTTTTTCTGTAATCAAGAAGTTCTTTGCCTTCTGCTGTTATATATTTCAATCTGTTTCCTGATTGTGTAATTAGATTTTTCTTTTCAAATAAGTCAAGAAGTCCGGAATAAGGATCCATTCCTGTTTCGTAAGGAATTTTTACTTGCACACCTTCGAACGGTTTAGCATATCTTGTCTTCATCACTTTGCATCCTGCTCTTATTCCTCTCACATCAGTTATCTTGTTTCCCGCTTCATCTTCTTTTAGTTTAAGTTTTTTCATTGCAACCACAATACTTGATGCATAGATAAATCCTTGTCCACCTGATATCTTATCATCTGGATCAAACATATCCTGCGATGCGTATGTGTGATTGGTTGCAACTAATCCAACGTTATAACTACCAAACATATTGACACAGTTTCTTACAAGTGCTGTGAGTGCCTTAGGCTTTCTACCCATATCACCCTTCATATCACCTTTAGTAAACTGGTCAACATCTGTTGGTGTAAGCAACATTCCTAATGAATCAATTACAAATAAAACTTTTGGCCTGTCAGTCGGATCTTTATCGCCATAATCTGTTTTATACTCTTTCATAAAGTTAGATACTGTTTTAGCAACGTCATCTATCATAGACATACCTAAACGCATTAGTTTATCTTCAGCAGTATCAACACCTAGTGCTGTCAGCCATTTTTCATCTAGTGCATTTTCAGAATCTATAAGGATTACAAATATGCCTTGTTTCTGTGCTTCTTTGATTATATTGCCAGAACAAAAATATGATTTTCCTGATCCAGATTCACCTGCGAATACAGTTACTTTGCCTAGCGGAATTCCTTTGTTAAAATCACCTGATATCAGATAATTTAGTGCATAATTGCCTGTCGATATCCAGTCTGTAGGATCATTGAATCCAATGCCAAGACCATCAATCGATTTTGTTATTGATTTTCTAAACTTTGTTACATCAAACGGTTTGACCATAATTTCTACCTCTTACATTATTATATGAAACTTTTAACATTGTGTCAACGGGGGCATTTCTGCCCCCAATGATATTATTTTTGTTGTCTTGCTCTGATAGCCGCCAAAATATCTTCTGCTTTTTGATTACCAGTTGATGTTGCTGGTTGCTCTGGAGCAGTAGTTGGTGCTGGTTGTGGAGCAGGCTCTGTAGTTGTAGTCACAGTTGGTTGTGCAGTTTCAACTTTCACTGCTGGAGTTGGTTGTGGTTTAGCCACTGTGCCACTTCCTGTCGCAGGTGCTTTTAATCCTGCGGGTCTAAAGTATTGTGAATACTTTTCTGCGTCATACGATTCACCGTCCACGGATGCCCTGAACATTTCTTCCATTACTTTGATCTCAGTTTCACCTGGTTTCTTAGGAAGGAAGTCATCCAAGTTAAACAAACCGTTTGCTTCAATTGATTTGTTTTGCTCTTCTGTAAGTGGAGTAGTCTTTCTTGACCATTTTGATGTTGATC